AAGGACCAACTCTCGGCCACATACGGCTCAGTAAATATTCGTACATACATAAAAAGATTAGAAGCCCCTCTAAAACGTGCAATTATGTTATCTGGGAACCAGTTTATTAAATTTACTGAATGGAAGGGGAAGCTTCTCATGATGCTATCTATGTTTGGTGTCTAACGTATTAAGACCAATCAATAATGATATACGAATCATCATTGACAGTACTTACAAGATGGAGGTCCTCATCTCGAATCTTTGAAATATCATATAGCTTTCCATTTGAACCACGTGAGACAAGCGTGTGCGAAACACCGCAGTCTGGAAAGAGTGCTTCAAGACGATTCAGAATGGCCGGCATATTTGCTCTGTAAAATGGCTCAACGCTTGGCACTAGATAATAGTATGATTTTTGCTGAGACGTCTTTGCAGTGTTAAGCGCATGAGAATAAATCGCAGAAACAATACCCCGAAGTTGAGATTCAGTTTCAACGATTCTCATTTGGTTCATCGCCTCACGAGACATAGGTGTGAGAGACATCTTTATGATATCGAGGTAGCGCCCAAGACCGTTCGAATTTCTTCAGCGAGCAAGGAAGGTCGTGGCCTCCATGCTTCTAAAATACGTCATCGTGGTGTTCGTCATAAACAAGAACTTGCCTACCTCACTTGAAAGTGAAGTAATAAGATTCTCGGACGTCTGAAGACACGAAAGTATCGCTATGAACTCCTTGTACGTCTCTAGACGTAGGCGTCCCTGCTGTCGCTCAAAGGTCTGAACGGAAAAGCCACTTACATTCATATTTGTCTGGGGAATCATAAAGACCTTCCAGTTCGCCGCAGCCTTAACTAGAAACTCCTGGAGCAGTAGTGACTGCTCGGCGACAACGAATACGTTTAGAGTGGGCTTTTTTACACGTGTATCGACCTCACGAATCGCGTCAATATAAGCAGAAACAACTGAGCTGACATCAGATGCTCTGAGGGGTCCTCTAGAAGCCATGTGAACTCCCACGTCAATAACATCTGGAATATTTGCACGAGTTCTAATGGCACTTATATCCTTTATCATAGATGGACTCCACTCAAGAATACTCGCTGCAGATGACTGGAGTTCGTCTTGTGGTAAAGAGTTTACATAGGGAATTACACGAGTTCCGTCGTGCGCGTTAAGAGTCGTAACATTTGGCATCATAGAATCTGTGAAAGTTGTGCCAGGGACTTCAACGAAGGTCTCCTTGATAAGGGCGTAAGAGGCACCGAGAGGATTTGTCATATCATATACAGCAAGAGGACGCTTCACAGATTGCGCATAAAGAGTTGTGTAAAAGTACTGATTGAATTCATCCGCGAATTCTGCAGAGCTCGTCTTAAACAGAAAGGGTCTTACGGTGTCCTCTGTCTTTTTCTTTGGGGGTACGCGAATCCAAGAAGTCATATAAGTGATTATTAGGCGTATTGGTTTAGACCAGGCCGAGAGTCGCGGTTTTATAAGTAGAATATTAAGAGGCTGTATAATAAATGAAATACTGTGTAATGGTAATCGCAATTGGTGATGTTTTCTACAAGGCAGATGCCAAGGAAGTACTCACACATTATTTCAAGAAGCACGAGATTCCCTATGTTTTTATTGAGGAAGGCCCCACTCACCTAAATCCAAAGGGAGTTCATCCAAGCTGGCTCAAAATGATATGCCACCGTATTTTAACGGGCTACGACGCAATTATATGCTGGGACCTTGACATGCTTCCTACGTCACCTGATACCATCGTAATAGATGATTTTGATATGAGTAAAATATGTTTAGCATATGATTCTGTAGCAAAACGCATGATAGCTGGCGAGAATCGTTTACCTTTTTGCCCTGATTTTAAATATAACGGCGGTCTAATATGCATACCGAAGGTTCATAGAAACTTTACCGAACATATATATGATACCTTTGCCCCTGGCACTCTGCCGTCATGGGAGCAGTATTATTTAAACAATATGATTGTCGATGTCGAAATGGATATTCATGAGCTTCCTAGCGACATTAATGTTTTATATTCATGCGAAGGGTTTGAAAGCGCTCGCCTTAAGCATTACACATTAGGTGATTTTGCAAAATATTATATACCATCTCATAAACATCGCTATTTTTCAGATGTGAGTGGATATCATATGCCTAAAGTTTATGATAATCGCATTGATATGATATTTGACCTAGTTCCTAAGGGCGCGGCAATATGTGAGATTGGTATTTTTAAGGGCGACCTTGCAAAACAACTCTTAAAACTCGAGCCTACGCGACTAGTTTTACTGGATTTATTCGAAGGTGAGTGCGGCTCTGGAGACCAAGATGGTAATAATTTCGAATATATTAATCTTAATGAATCCTATAAGAAATTACGTGAGTATTTCCCAGCTGAAGTCTCTATTGTAAAAGGTGACAGTTCAAGCTCTTTGTCACTTGAACCAGATGACTCTTTTGATATGATATATATTGATGGGGATCACAGTTACGAGGGATGTAAAAAGGATTTAATGGAGGCATATAAGAAGGTGAAGCATTGCGGCTGGATAATGGGACACGATTATGAAATGAATATGAATAAGGCTAAAAAGCCATATAAGTTCGGAGTTCGTAAGGCGGTGGATGAATTCTGCGCTGAATTCTCACAGAAGATTTTTGCCAAGGGTAACGACGGATGTGTTTCGTATGCTATAGAGATATCTAAAGCATAATCCAATAAAATAGATAATGTCAACAGTCTATATCGAACTCCATTCAGGGTTCGGTAATCAAATTTTCCAATATGCTCTCGCTGTCGCTCTCAAAACCGACTTCGGTTTCAAAACGTATTTACTGCCCTCTAGAGGAAATACACATTCCAATAAGAATTACCAGGAACTTTTCAGACTTGTGGCACATTCTGCAGAAGCTCACGGCGCCGTCGTCATAAGTAAGAAAACGGAAGCTTTCAAGTGGTGGGATGTAAAAACACTGGAGGCCTTCCCTGTGGTAAGACTCTCAGGATACCATCAAAATTATCAACTTTTCAGAACGGCGATTCCCCAGATTGGTCGAGAACTCTACGCGACCCTCCAGAGGATGTATGGTTCAACTACATGGAATCCTGAGAGTACTGGCTTCATTCACGTGCGTCGCGGCGACTACCTTCTGCCGCATATAAAAATGTTTAATCTTCAAATGGATTACTACAATGAGGCAATCGATTATATTCAATGTAGAAATCCCGGGATAAAGTTTGTGGTTTTTAGCGATGATATGGAATGGTGCAAGGCTCAGAGCTGGCCCACCATTTACCCAGTCGAGTTTTTCGATTCCGCCGACGAACTAAAAGTGTTCTGGAGCCTCTTGAATTGTAGGGCTGCGGCTATTATTGCGAATTCAAGCTTTAGTTACTGGGGCGCTATGCTAGGAGCACACACTGTAGGGTCCTCTGTTATTTATCCTGTTGCGTGGCATCTAGAAGAGTCAGTGGATCTCTTCCCAGAGAGCTGGCTTGGTCTAAAGGGAGAGCGCCTAAAGATTCCGTCTTAAATACTTTTAAGAGAGCCTCTGCCCCTCATGGAAGTAACTTTAACCCTACCAATTTCGTACAGTTTGCCCTCATTTTATGTCGACGCTGACCCAAAAGTTATTGCTCTTGCACTATCTCTTGGTGCAGAAGCATATAGTAGTCTAGAGGGTCGCGCGGTGGCCCTGGCGAGATCCGAGACGCATGCTGCGGCAGTGGCCGCAGCCACTGCGGATTTCAAACAACATATCGAGGATATACAGGCAGACTACAAGCAGCAACTGAAGCGGCTGGCCCAAGAAAAGGCCAGGGCGGAGGAGGCCGCCGCAGCTACTCAGAGCAGTCTAGCAGTACTTGAATCGCAGCAGTCTGTCTCACGCTCGCAGATTCAGAAGGAGACGAAGGAATCCTATTCGGAGCTTTTGAAGGCGAAAGAGGAGCAGATTACGACTCTCCAAAAGACTCTAGAGCAGCAGATTGAGGGCATGAGCGGAAAGGTTGAGATGTTACAGAATTCAATCACACGGACCTTCTCATCCTCAAAAGAAAAGGGTACATATGGTGAAAACTTCGTCGAGGGAATGCTAAAGAAGGCATTCGATTGTGAGATTCAGGTGGTAAGTAAGGATTCTCAGAGTGCCGATATTCGTATGATTCGTTCCGAGGATACCCAGTACTTCTGGGAAATCAAGAATTACGGGCGTGCTATTACAACAGAGGAGGTCGAGAAGTTCCGTCGCGATATGCGTCTACACCCAGAGGTCTGTGCCGGTTTCTTCGTGAGTCTGAAAACGGGTATTACGGGCCACAACCGCGGTGGTGATATTGATATCGAGCTGATGGAGGACGGCCGGTTTATTGTCTATATCAGTAATCTGATGATGCGAGAGGACATTGTCTTCTATCTACAGACATTGCGACCCCTTCTACAGGTCGTGGAGAGCGCTGCGAAGCCTGTGAAAACCGACTCGGATGTCGTACGGGCCCTAGAGATGCGGAGTGCAGTTATCACGAACCTGCTGCGTAGCCATGCAGTTTCTATCGCCAAGCACAAGAATTCTCTAGTTTCGCATCGTAAGCGGACGGACCAAATGTTCGCGGAATTCCAAGCCTATCTCATGGAATCCGATACACAGCTACAGAACGTTCTGCGGATTGCTATTGGCACTGAGGAGGAATCAGAGGAGATTCAGCGAGATGCCGATACGTATTTACCAGCCATTGTATTTTGCAAGGAGCGCCTTTCCGACCTAGAGGGGCGTACGAAGTCATTCGCAGGGTGGCTTATGGGGGTCACGGAGGTACGCGAAGGGGGGAACATTAAGATTAAGGACCTTGTTGATAAGGCGAAGGAAAAGGGGTTTTCGGAGAAGTTTGTACGTGAATCACGGGATTTGTTCCAGCCAACGGCTTGGGCGCTGCGCTCGCAGATTATTGAGGGACTCGTGTGGAAAATATTGGTCTAAATTAAGAATGGGCCAGACTCGCAAAAAACACAAGGGTGGTGACCCACATAAATGTATTTTTATACATCTTGGCTATAATGGCTCTGGCCTAGGAAATCAGCTCTTTGTTTACGCGGCAGGGGTTATAGCGAAACTAAAAACAGGTCACAAACTCTGTATGCACTGGTCGAATGAAAATCCACACTCTTCAATAGATTATAGGCCCCTTTTATTACAGGGTGAGTCAGTTGATTCAAAGGATCCTCGTATTCAGTTCTCAATGCCCTTGCATTACGGACTAAATCAGTATAATTCATGGTCTGACAAAGATATACCAGATATTTCTACAGATTATTACATGCACGGCTCATTGTATCATACATATGAGCCTATTAAAAAGGCCCTCCCAATAATTCGAAAGGATTTTAAGAAAGTATTTGTAGAGAAGTTTCCAAACTTTAAGATTAGCCCTGAATCAGCCTTCGTTCATGTTCGCAGAGGAGATTATTTACGTGTATTTCCTAAAAGTTTACACCCTATAAAATACTATAAAAAAGGTATTGAAATGCTAAAGAATAGCGGTATTAAAGACATATATATAGTATCAGATGATTTGAAATGGTGTAAGAGGTATTTCAAGGATCTAATACCATTTGAAGGTGATGAACTACAAACACTGTATTTGATGAGTATGTGTAAGGCTGGGGCGGTCCTGTCACCTTCTACTTTTAGTGCGTGGGGTACCATGCTAGGTCCTGATGAAAATAAGAGGTCAACTATTATTTATCCAAAGGAGTGGCTCGGTAGAGTAGATAATCCTCATGGATGGCCTGAGCGCTGGACCGCAATCTAAAGGGTCACTGCTCTATATATTTAATGACAGCACGACTCCTCGACGGCACCGGTTCAGTAGAGCTCCTCGGTACCTTCGGCGATGATCTCACGGTTGTTAACGCGGCGCGTGTTTCATTTGCCAAGGAATCGACTGTTATGGATGAAAAGGACGGAAAACTTATTAATTATTTGGCGAAACACAATCATATTACGCCCTTTTTTCACCCACAGGTTCGGCTTCGCCTAAAGATGCCGATTTATGTGGCGCGTGAGTGGTTTCGGCACACGGTAGGCTTCGCACGTAACGAGGTGTCTCGTCGTTATGTCGACACCGTACCTGAGTACTACATGCCTGGCTTCGGTGACTTGAGAGAGCGTGACACTAATAAAAAGCAGGGGTCGAAGTCAACTGCTATTGCTGACGAGAGCATCTGGCGCGAGATGATCCAAAAGAGTTGTGATGAGACTGTAAGATTGTATAATGACCTCCTAGAGAATGACGTGGCTCCAGAGGTTGCCCGTGGCATTCTTCCACAGTCGATGTATACGGAGTTTATCGAGACGGGTTCACTGTATGCGTATGCGCGGCTTTGCCGACTTCGTCTGGATCCCCAGGCTCAGGCCGAAATTCGGCAATATGCTGAGGCTGTAAGCATGATGCTATTAGAGAAGTTTCCTGTTTCTTGGGCGGCTTTGCAGGCTTGACAAAAATAAAATTGATGTGGGAATCCTTGTTAAAGGATGATAAAAAGATGGTAAATACTATCGTGGCTATGAAGGCTCGCCCTGAGAAGGACATTGGCGGTCAGGGTATTATCGACTGGTACACGAATAATGGATATCTTGGCGAATTCCTAGAGGCGTATGCAGCTGGTGGATGTGGTGAAATGACCTACAACAAGGTGACAGGACTTTATGAGATTTACTTTAACCATTCAGAGGCTTGGCCGAAGACGCTAGAGAAACAGGCCATTGAACTGGATGTTTACTTGGCAAATCCTGATGACGATGGGAACTATCCTATTGATGGGTATGTGGTCGAGTCTGAGATTATTTCGATTAATGGGGAGGATGTTACGAAGCTTCTGTGGCGCTAAGCATCTACATCAGAATCACCATACGCCGTTTCAATCTTATCCGCCTTGCGATTATAGCGCCCAAGATAGTTATACTTCATATCGTACACCTTATCTTTTACGCTACTCAAATAGACTGTCCTACCGTCTATTTCAGTGGCCTTAACTTTCACAGTGACAACCTCGACCGGCTCACCTTTTTCTAGTACGGCAATAGGCTCTGGCCCCTTCTTTACAGCCTTTTTTACTGGCTTTGTTACTGAACTCGCAGCGGCGTCGCGCGCGGCGACCTTCTTAGGCATTTCTATTTTTAGCATCTCAACACCCGTATAAGCCTCCTCCGCAATACGCTCTGATTCCGGCGATATACTCCAGCCAGACCCTATTTTTTCCAGATAAAACGGACCCTTATATATCCGGCTCCATTTTGGAATAGCTTCTCCTATCATCCCATGAACCTGCTCCGACTGATTCTGCATAGACCCCTTCCACTTCTCTAAAAGGGCTGGAATACGCTCAACGCGTTCTAGACAGGAATCACAGAGTTTTCCCGTGGTATTATTCTTGCATCGCATCGGCAAGAAGAATCCGAACTTTGGTTTGTTTTCGAACTTTAGTTGAGGTATGTTTTTTCTTTCAGCCGTGTAACGCCCAAGGCATTGCATTTCGTTAATTCATTCGAGAAGTCCTAGCTCAATTTTTATTTGTTTAGTATAAATATAATGGCTAACATCGCTCACAACATTAAGGAGCGCGCGGTAAGAAACTACATCACGGCTGGCTCATTTAACGGTCAGTTCTACAACTACACGACATCATTCAACACGACCACGCTAACGACGACGGGCGCTCTATCCGCCGTTACTGGTGCCACGGCGGCCAACTGCCCTCAGGGACGTATTCTCCGTGAGAACGGAAAGAAGCTATTCCCAGGTGGCGCATACCCTGGCATTTCCACGATGATGGTGGGTGTATATGATTCTCTATCACTGCTATCTGGCTTTATCGACCCTAATTCATCCGTCTTTGCTATGTACAATACGGATAAGCCCGTTGATGTAATTGATGGTCTTGACCTAAGTGGTAACGTGGTCCACAAGGGGCAGCCTGTCTTCACGCTCGGTGATGTGATTGCTGGGCGCCAGATCCGCTCGACGGGTGGTGGTGCCCTAGCCACAAGTGGCACTGTTAATATAAACGCGAATCTAGGCCAGGTCTTTACTTGCGCTCAAACGGGTGCCCTAACTTTAACAGGTAACGCAGGCTCTGCTGGATCTATAGTATATCTAATTATCGCGGCTGCTACGGGAGCTACAGTAACACTTTCAACAGGTATCAAAGGCCCTGCTATTACTACTACGATAAGTGGTAAGACTACAACAATTACGTTTGTTTCAGATGGAACAAGTCTAAATGTTTCTGCAGTGGCGGTACAAGCGTAATCACCGAGCAACCGTAAAAAAATTGACACCCTGGCTCTTATATTTTATAAATATAAGAGCCAAAGATGAATCTTCAGATTAATATTGCCGATGGAAGTGCCTCCGTTATTCTGGCTATTCTTGTTGTCCAACTAAGCATTTACCTTCATATCAGCATCCAGCAGAATCATCCACTCTCAATTCCTATTCTTGTACTTATTATTAGCCTTAGTGTATTATTTGGCGCTCTTCAGGTAGTTATTAATACATGCACGACATGTGATAAGTGCCTATTGGGGCATACTACCGCAGAGGAGGCCGAGGAGGAGGAGGAAGAGGTCGAGGAGGAGGAGGTCGAGGAGGAGGCCGAGGAGGAAGAAGAGGAGGAGGTCGAGGAAGAGGAAGAGGAGGCCAAGGCCAAGGAAGAGCCACTTACAGACAAGTCGCTACAACAGCTTCGCGAGTTTGCCGCGAAGATTCAAGAACTGAATCTTAAGAATGTCTGCAGCTACAATGCTACTAATACTATTCTAAATCCTGAGGAAATCTTCGAGCCCCACCACCTACGTGCAAGTATTCCCGAAGTTCTCAATCCTATTCTTGAGGGACAGGCGCCTGAGTTCCCAGAGCCAGAAGTTCTCGAGTCAGCTCTTGTTGCCGACCTAGTACAATCTGAAACACCCATTTAATAAAGACTCAAAGTCCTAGCCGACGGATCAGAGGTATTCGACCACTTTGGCATCCAAAAGTACGGAACAGTCGCCCGCGAATCCCCATATAATTCCGAAAAAATACTACGATAATAAAACATCTCAGGAGTCCGCGGAATATTCTCAACATAATGTATTTTTTCCCAGTTCGACGGTACAATCGCGGTGGCCTTCTCCTGCGCGATTTCATACCACGAGTTCTCACCTGAAACGCCATCACTAAATGCCTCCTTTCTACGCCAGAGGACCTGTGGTGGCAGCGTTACGCCGTCATCAAATGCCTTGCGTAAGAGCCATTTTTCAACTCGGACTCCTCTAACAGGACGACGGTACTCTAGAGGTATTGACATAACCGTCTGGACGAACCCCTTATCCAAAAAGGGTGTTCTCGGCTCAAGTCCGTGAGAGGAAATCGAGCGGTCGCTTCTGAGAACATCAAATGTGTGAATATCATCAAGAAGGCGTACAACCTCTTTTTCATAGTCTGCAGCGCTAGGCGCATTATTCAAATATAGATATGACCCGAATACTTCATCGGCCCCGTCGCCATTAAATAGGACCTTGCAATCAGACCTTTTGGCAACCTGTTGGGCCACGAGCCAGTTCCCCACAGAAGCCCGCACAGTCGTCGTATCGTATGACTCTATATCGCGAATCACGTCGGGAACTGCTGAAAAAAACTCGTCCTCCGTCATGATAATCTCCGTGTGGTCCGAGCCAATCCAATCAGCCACGTATTTTGCATGAATAAGGTCAGAACTCCCAGCCATTCCAATGCTAAAAGTCTTAAGAGGCGGCGCGCCAGCTAGACGTAACTCAATTGAAACGAGCGATGCGATGAGACTACTGTCGAGACCGCCACTCAAAAGGGCGGCACAAGGACGCTCAGTCATCATGCGCTTTTTCACAGCATCCTCGAGGGCGTATCTAACGGCGGAGGCCGCCGCATCAACTTGAGAAAAAACTGGAATCTTCGCTAAAGAGAGCGAATGATATTTGACAGTGGATTTGAGAGCCCGCGTAGATAAGTCGTATACCTCAACTCTTCCCGGTTCAAAGTGAGTTGCGATTACGGTATCATTAAGAATAGTTTTGAGTTCACTGCCAAAATAGAGCTGCTCCCATATATTTTGTGTGTTCTCATCTCTAAACATCTTGACGCCCTTGTAAAGAGGGCGAACACCGTACGGATCACGGGCCACAATAATCTCGTCGAGCTCCTCATCAACAATAATACATGAAAAGACACCATCAAAAAGGCGGAACATTTCTGGGAGTCTGTCTTTGAAAAGCTTATACATGGCCCCAACGACCTCACAGTCTGAACCTGTCGTACAGCCCAGCTCATAAGTCTCATTAAGAGCCTTCCAGTTGTAGATTTCGCCATTTACAACCCAGGTCACTTTTTCGCGCTGCATCGGCTGCATTCCAGAATCAGTTAGACCGTTAATAGCGAGACGCGTAAATGCGATGATTCCGACATTTGATATTTCAGTATAAGCCCCGCCCTCTGGTCCTCTAGGCACTAGTGTTTTCATTGCATTCATACAAGACTGCTTAGTGGAATTCTTCCCAAAAGTGGCCCAAATTCCACACATATCTATTTTTAGACTTGAGGCTTCTATAGGCCTTTATTAGATACAACTAGATGGACGCCAGCGATAAACTCAGACGCGACATGAGTAAAACAATTTACAACAATTACGTTACTCTTAAGCTTTCAAAGCAGCGTACGTGTAATTACAGTACATGTGGCAGCACTCTGGAACTCGCTGGATGCGTTAAAAATTTCACAGACTTCGAGCAACGATATGAAGTGGCCCTTGGCCGCCAGAATACGGCGACATGTGCTACGGGGGCGTCGACTTTCTGTTTTTAAGTATTCATACCCTGGAAAGATTCCATAAGTTCATCCACCTCAATATTTTGTAACATTTTGTTAAACCTTTCACGAAGGTAAAAGATAATCCTACGAACCTGATAAAGCATCTTCCCATATTCCATAATCGCCTCTTCGGTGTGAACTGGTTGCTGCAAATCTTGATCCAGTACCTCTACAATCTCCGCCTCCTCTTCCTCATATTGTTCCAGTACTCGATGAACTTCATTGTCTTTATAAGAATACGCAAACTCTTTTGCCATTTTATCGATTTCTTCCTTATTAGGACATAATGATTCAAGATGGTCGTCCATTTTCGGTGAATTACTTATTAAGTATTTTAAATTCAATTTTTAATTACATACCTGTAAATGTAAATGTGAATACCCTTTTCAATATAAAGATATGTTTTGTTTGTTTCTGTGTTCTCAGGAACGTTAATATCGGCAAGAACACTTTCAATATCTTCGAGCCTACCCATCTGCTTTATCCAATCACATAGATATTCACCGTGCTTCTCCTTTACAGCTTTCACAGCGGCCGCATAGCTCGTGTAAGCTGTAGGATAAGCCTCACCATTCTCGGTAATAATATAGAGCGACTGCATGATGATTTTGGTACCGTCTAGTACTGGTTCAATTTTAGGGCTAAACAATACCAACTGTCTAAAAAGAGAATGCTTAAGACAAAGGAAGACCGTCTCAAGGAGGGTCTCACAATGCTAAAGAAGCTCCGCGATGTTGGCATTGACAAGGAAGACGCCGGCTCTCAGGGAATCCAAAAGGCTGTTTCAGAATGGGTGAAGACCGGCGAAGAAATCAAGGCCGTTATTCCATTTGCCCGCTATGATAGAGACGCCCACATCCATCTTCCAAAGTACGTGGGCGCCACGGCCAATATTGTTCTGAAAGTGATTGATGCAGAGGCCTATAAGGTCTAAGCAATCACCTCTCCCCTATAAGAAGAATGGCGTCAGAGCGCGCAGGACTCCTCTCAGAAGGTGCTCTTTATGAGACCCTTGCGAGAGGAAATAAAGACCTATACTTCATAGGCTCCGGATTTACAGATACGGTGAATCCCTTTGAAACAAGATACGAGCGTGGACCAGGTTTTGTTAATGAACTCCGCCGCACAGTCCCTCTAAATGCAGTGGAGTTCGGTCGCTCTTGTGAGTTCGAGTTTGATATTGCAGGCGATGTTTTCCTCGAAACCACCGTTTTAATTGACCTTCCGACCTGGCTACCACCTGTCGAGGCCGCCTTCAACCAGGAATCAGGCTATTCCATTTTGGCAGGCGGCACCGGCTACGGCTACACTCGTGGAATCGCCTATTTTCTCTTTTCCAATATACAAATTTACCAGGACAAAATCCTCTTACAGGAGTTCAGTGGGGATACTTTATGGGCTTCAAGGCTCTCCCGCGGTACCCTGAATTCTTCATACCTGGACGAGGTCCTCACAGGAATGACGGATGTTTCTGGCGATCCCGTGTCCCTTTCTCGCCAAGCAACTCCTGGTCGTCTTCGCCTCACTCTTCCATTTATCGGCGGGCGGCACGGTATTCCCTCGGTAGGAATAAAACAGCAGGCCTTTCGCCTCAAACTCACTCTGAGACCCCTAGAGGAAATCGTGGAATGTACCGACGACAGTATTGTATTCCCCGCCCCCTGGAAACTGCCCTCCTTTACGGTATCTAGACCCGATGGCTCAACCTATAGCGTCGCCCCAATCCCTAGAGAACGTATTCGAGCCCCGCAGATTTTCTTAGAGACCCGTCACCTCTATATGGATCCGGATTCGCGAAAGGGTCTCGCTGCTGCCGCTCATGAAATTCCATATTCTATTTTTTATGAGAATCAGTTGACGTTTGGGGGCCTCGACTATGCATCAGCGAATCAGGCAATCGCAAGCTTTCCAGGATTCGTCCGTGACCTTGACGCAAAGCATCCTGCCAGCCGCATCTTCTGGTTTTTCAGGACACGCGATGACCTCCAGCGTGGACGGCGATGGGCCACATCAGCCTATAATAATCCATATTATCAAAATGTGACCTTTCTTATTGCTGCACGTGATAGGGAGACATCGGCCACTCCAGCCATCTGGAATACTCTTGTACCCTTCGCCAAGGAAGACCGCGACCCTGGATTCGCAATTGGAGAAATGAATTGGGATCTCGGGGCAACCCCTCCTACCGAAGAAAGAGTTCCAGAAGGCTCTATAAACTTTTCCACGGCGGAGAAGCCTGTATTTTACTTTCAAATACGACCTCCAAATAAGAGTCAGCCCTTTTTAACAAAGGTTGTGGAGGCGACCGTCGTTATAGAATCGTGGACTCTTTATACTGTTGAAGATGGTCGTGGGTATTTTAAGTTTAGTAATTAACCCAAGACTTCGTAGATGAGTAAGCAGCCTCTAGGCACAATAAAAACACTCTTGGATCTCACGGATCGTGACGGCCAAGAGGATTATATGTATCCGTTAGAATCGGAAACGACCCGATTTTCGAGAGACCGTAACCGAAAGGTGGTGGCCTTCACACCGCAGATTCAGAGCATTCTATTTCGTGGTCCGGCCGCCTTCGGACAACGCTTCAGTTTCGATATCGGTTCACTTCTTGTCGGAGACCTCATATATGGCGCTTCCCTCCAGATAAAACTCGGTCATTGGCTCGATGACCGCACTCTAAACATGCTCGCCGCTGGCGAATTTACTTACACTGACCCATCAACCGCATGGGAATACGCGAATGGTCTGGGGGCCTCTTGTATCGCCTCAGCTGAGCTCGAAATTGGAGGGAAAACACTCGAAACGATAGATGGCGACTTCATAAATGCCTGGAGCCTACTCGCATCAGATTATAATGCACAGGTGGGGGTGGCCTTCGACCATCTCGGTAGGCTTCCTATAGGACTTCTTAGACAGGTGGGGACTGGCTCAGGACCTATATCTAAGCCGCGCAACTTTCCAACAGAGGATGGCTATATTCACTGCCCTCTCCATCTTTTTTTCAGTCGTGTACGGTATCAAGAGGCCATCTCGTTAATATCAATTAAAGAGGGAAATGTGCGTCTTCATGTAACGCTGAGACCCTTCTCAGAG